TATATATAGAGAGACTATCGAACAGGTTGAGCGAGATTATGAAGAGAGCCAAACCGAACTATTAGAGCTTAGCGAGGAAAGAAGGCGAGAGTACGGGAGACAGTTCTCCGAAGACCCAGAAGAATTATCTGAGACAATAATGTTGATGTATGGATTTGATTATGTTCCTTAGTCTATTATTAATGTTGGGCGGCCCTGCTGAAGCATCAGACACAGGCCAGTTTACCTTTCTCGGACATCAACAGTGCGCACCATTTGAAGGCGTGCTCTTCGATGTACCGGCACTATCTGAAATCTTGACGCGCCAATCGACTGCTAACCTCGCATGCCAAGCACGAATTGAATATGAGCTTTCAGTCGAAGCCGCAAGCTATGATCTACAGCTTCGCAATTGGGAGATTCAGTACACGGCCCTCCATGAAGAAATGACGCTCATAATCTTTCAGAAAGATCAAGAAATTGAAGAACTACAGTCGTCATTATTGCGCCAGTCTCCGAGCAATAGATGGTTGTGGGGTGCGGGTGGAGTAGTTGTGGGTGCGGTTGTCACCTATGGAGCTTATAGAGCATTCAATGAGTGAGAAAGATTTTGACAAAATCGCTGCTATCGAACAAGCTATTGCCAAGAAATACGGAAGGGAGACCGTTCAAAACCCCCACGCAAATTGGGACGAGGCCAAAGAAAAAGAATACCTCGAACAGATGCAGGAATTATATAAGAAGAATACCAAGCACGAAGCCTTCCAAGAGAAAATAGATGTAAATGGTATAAAGGTTGCAAAGAAACTATTTAATAGAGATTCTTTACAACATTGTCCCGTGTGTTCTTCTCTCGCTAGAAAAGCAGCAGATGATGTTTGTCTTCTCAAATTTGATTGTTGCTATACTTGCTATGATCGATACGTAGAAGGCAGAGAAGAAAGGTGGGAAAAAGGTTGGAGACCAAATGAGGATAACTAAAGCCGATTTAAAAGAAATGATTAGGGAACTGCTAACGGAACAAGAAGACCCTACTCGGGTACAACAAAAAAGCATGAGTTCCTCCACCTTTGTTCGTGCGGGGAAGGAAGGCCGACAAGATGTAACGGGAGAATTAACCCCACAAGAGCAGGGAATTATAGAGCAGGTCTCTGAGTTTTTGTTGAACTTAGCAAAAATACCCGACGTAGACCTTAATGCCCACAAGTCACTCGTCAGCCGCGCCCTGAAGCTGCTCCAGCAACTGGCCCCCAAACAACAACAAGCAGCCCCCCAAGCCGCAACACAAGGAGCACAGAAATAATGGCAAGTATTTATGAAATTGTACAAGGCTTAGCGCAAGCCGCCGCTAATGCATATGATGGCGCCCTTGGCGAAGACTATGAGCCGGCCAAGCCCGGGATCCTCCGCAGAGAAGAGGGAGACGCCCTCATTGATCAGCGCGTAATGGACGGCTTTAATGTAAAGTTTTATGGCAATATGATGTGCTTAAGTTATCAATCCGAGATTCAATTAAAAGAAGTATACGCTTCTGGCTTTGAGACGGAAATGGAACAACGCATTGCCGATATCGCTGGCTGGTTGAAGAAAGAATACAAAAAGATTACCGGCGATTCAGTCACCCTAACAACCGAGGGCGAAATCGATGTGCTTGTTCAAAACTCTTCCCGAGTGCGCACCTGGGTTCAGGCGAAACAACACTATAAGGTAGGGGGTTTAGACGGTGAGATGCATATTGAGGCGCCCTCTACAGATAGAGTAGACCGCGGCTGGCAAGACTTTTTAGATTTAGGTGGTTGGAAAGGTAAACGCCCCAGCAATGATACAAGGAAAAAAGATTCATGAAGATTTCAATTGCACGACTTAAAGAGATTATTATGGAAGAGGTTACCACTGCAACCAACGAAGCTCATGACAAAGATTGGGGAATGGGCAAGGATGAAAAGTCTCGCACCCACCCCGGCGAGGAAGACTATACGGGTCACAAGGGAGATGAATCCCACACTCATCCCGGCGAAGAAGATTATGAACACGAGGGCGAGCCAGAGCCTGGAGATGTTGAAGGCCATGCCGAGCGCGCCCTGAAGGCTATCTATGATTTAGCAAGTGCAGCCGGTGTCGAACTAGAAGCTGATGTATCAGGCCCAAGTGACGTCGAAGGCGAAGCCGAAGAGGAAGTCGAAATAGAACTTGCAGATGATGAATGAGTTTTCAAATAGACAAGAAGCAGCAAGTCCAAGAAATCTTAAAATGCGGGAAAGATCCGTCTTACTTTCTTAAAACATATGCACGTATCTCTCATCCGATGCATGGACTTATTCTTTTTGATACTTATGATTTTCAAGATGAGCTTCTGACACAGTTTAATGATTATCGTTTCAACGTCATCCTAAAAGCACGGCAGCTTGGTATTTCTACTATCACCGCCGGCTACGTTGTCTGGATGATGTTGTTTCACCGCGATAAAGCTATTCTGGTTATGGCCACCAAGTTCGCGACGGCCGGCAATCTCGTAAAGAAAGTAAAAGGCATCATGCGCCAACTCCCAGAGTGGATAAAGATCTCTACTATTAGTGTGGATAACCGTACTTCATTCGAATTATCTAATGGCTCTTCAATCAAGGCGGCTTCTACCTCTGGCGATGCTGGTCGTTCCGAAGCTCTTTCCCTCTTGGTGTTGGACGAGGCCGCCCACATTGAAAACCTAGAAGAATTATGGACAGGCTTATACCCCACCCTTTCGACTGGTGGTCGCTGTATTGCGCTGTCAACCCCTAACGGAGTAGGAAACTGGTTCCACAAGACATGCACAGACGCAGAAGCCGGCGCCAACAACTTTAATCTTACAACACTTCCATGGGATGTACATCCGGAAAGAGACGAAGAGTGGTATAAGAAAGAAACCAAAAATATGTCTCGCCGCCAAATCGCACAAGAACTGAAATGCAATTTCAACACTTCAGGCGAAACAGTAATTGATCCTGGCTGTATGGAGTGGATACTTTCGATGGTCAAAGAACCGATATATCGGACAGGCTTTGACCGTAATTTTTGGATTTGGGAAGAGTTTGATCCAACTTGCAATTATCTTATGGTGGCTGACGTCTCCAGAGGTGATGGTGCTGACTTTTCTACATTTCATATTTTGAAACTTGAAACAGTAGAAATCATCGGAGAGTACCAAGGAAAACTGACACCGGATTTATATGCAAACATGCTTAATCAAGTCGGCCGAGAGTTCGGAAACGCAATGTTGGTAGTAGAAAATAATAATATTGGTTATACAGTACTTGACAAACTCACAGAATACGGTTATCCTAATCTATATTACTCTATAAAGTCCACTCATGAATATATTGAGCAACATCAAGCAGAAATTCGCTCTTCTGCTATCGCCGGATTCACCACCACAATGAAAACGCGGCCTCTGATAGTTGCAAAATTAGAAGAGTTTATAAGAAATAAACTAATTAAAGTGTATTCGTCGCGTTTGGTTAATGAAATGAAAACGTTTATTTGGAAAAATGGCAAACCCCAAGCTATGAAAGGCTATAATGATGATTTAATTATGGCCTTGGCGATTGGTTGTTGGGTGCGCGACACGGCTATTCAAGCAAATGCTCGCGATCTAAACTATCAAAAAGCTTTTGTAGATGCCATCATTACTACCAAGACAACCATGAACACACGTATCAGTGGCCAACATGGATACACAAAGGATAGTATTTTTGATAAAATGAGTGAAGCAGAAAAACTTTATGCTGAATATAAATGGATTATCAAGTGAGATTATAAATGCCAGCCCCTAAGAAAAACCCCGCCAATAGTACTACTACCCTGTTTAAAGCCTTAACCAGACTTTTTTCAGGCCCTATTATTAGCTATCGTTCGCAGTCTGGACGCAGAATTAGACGACAACATCTAGATAAATTTTCATCTCGATTCAAGTCAGCATCAGGACAACAGTTTAAAAAGACGATGCATAACCCGCTCAATGAGTTGGGTGCAAACGCCATCGGAAACCAGCGCCGCTCTGAGCGCTATGTTGATTTCGACCAGATGGAGTATATGCCAGAGATTGCATCGACAATGGATATCTATGCTGATGAGATGACCACCTATTCTGAATTGCGGCCAATGTTAAACATCCGATGTCCCAATGAAGAAATCGAAGCGGTACTCGGTGTTCTCTTTGACAGTATCCTCAACCTCCAGTATAACCTTTTCGGCTGGGCCCGCACCATGTGCAAATATGGCGACTTCTTTCTTTACCTTGATGTGGATGAAAAATATGGCGTCCAGTCTGTAATCGCCCTTCCCTCCCAAGAAATCGAAAGGCTCGAAGGACAAGACTCGACCAACCCCAACTATGTTCAATATCAATGGAACTCTGCCGGCATGACTTTCGAGAACTGGCAAATTGCCCATTTCAGGGTCCTAGGAAATGATAAGTATGCTCCATATGGTACATCCATTTTGGAGGCAGCACGACGCATCTGGAGGCAGCTAGTGCTCATGGAAGATGCCATGATGGCATATCGTGTTATCCGCTCATCTGAACGCCGCGTCTTCAAGATTGACGTTGGTGGCATTCCCCCGCAAGATGTAGAACAATATATGCAAAAGGTTGTAGGTAACCTTAAGCGGCACACCATTGTGGATCCTTCCACAGGTCAAGTCGACTTACGTTATAATCCTATGAGCATCGAAGAAGATTACTTCATTCCTGTGCGCCCGGGTTCTGCCACAGAAATCCTATCTCTCGCCGGCGCACAAAACATTACACAGATTGATGACATCAAGTATTTACGTGATAAGCTTTTCTCCGCACTCAAGATTCCTCAATCCTATCTCACGATGGGAGAGGGAGGAGAAGAAGATAAGACCACCCTTGCACAGAAAGACATTCGGTTTGCAAGAACCATCCAGAGACTACAAAGAGTCATCATCGCGGAGCTTACAAAGATTGGAATCATCCATCTCTACACTCTGGGCTTCAGGGGCGACGATTTATTAAGCTTCACCTTAACTCTCAACAACCCGTCGAAGATCGCAGAGCTTCAAGAAATTGAGACCTGGAAGCAGAAGTTCGATATTGCCGGCTCCGCCACAGAAGGTTACTTCTCTCGACGATGGGTTACTGAAAAGATCTTTGGGATGTCTCACGAAGACTTTATTCGCAACCAACGCGAAATGTATTATGATCGCAAGCACGATGCTGCACTTCAGCAGGTTGCAGAAGCAGCCGCAGCCGAAGGCGGTATGGGTGGAGGCGACCTTGGAGGTGATCTGGGAGACGACTTGGGAGGAGACCTTGGAGGAGACCTGGGAGGAGACCTTGGTGGAGGGCCGGAAGAAATGCCCGCAGCAGAAGCAGGCGGTGAAGAAGGCGCCGGCGAAGAATCCGCACTTCTCGCAGTCCCCCCCGGCTCTCGGAATGAGCCACGTCTTACTCCCGGAGCCAAAGGCAAAATCTACCACCCCAAGAAGGTTGATCGCCGGCCCGCCGGCGCCCGCACACGCTCCCTTGCTGCCAAATATGGTAAAGAAAAAGGAAGTGCAGCCCTACGAAATATCCTACCCGGAATGGGAGATCTCCAGTCGCTGGTGAAAATGGGTGGGCTATCAACAGGTATTTATGAAGAAGAAGAACCTATTTATAAAACAGGAGAGCTGTTAGAAGAAAAGCAGCTATTTCAAATAAACGAATCTACTCGTAAACTGATTATGGAATTGGAACAAAAGACTAAAACTCCTACGGAGCAAACACATGAAGACACGACATAACAAAAAACGCAATTCGGCCTTTGTTTATGAAGCTCTGGTTAGAGAGGCAACGGTAGCGATGCTGAAAAAAGACACTGCGCGCTGTAACACGGTTGTTAAAATTATTAAGAAGCACTTTAAAGATGATAGTCTCTTAAAATACGATTTGGAATGTCATCGGTCTCTTTATGAAAATCAAAATCTTGACAAGGAAACATCTGAAAAGATTCTAAGGGAAGCCAAAATTTCTAATAGACTATTAGATGCAGACGGTTTATTCAAAGAACAGAGCAAACTAATTCATGATATCAATAAAGAACTTGAACCTTCGGTCTTTGGAAACTTTGTCCCTAATTATAAATCTCTCGCCTCAATAGCCCAAATTTTCTCTAATAGGATTTCACCCAAAAATCA